TGTCCACGCACCCATCTTCTGCTTTCCTAAATTTAATATGCCGGTGTGGCGGAATAAACAGTGTAAACTGACGAGTAACATTGAGACGTACCTATTCTAGAATGGTGGAGTGACCGAAAAGGACTCCGTGAGGGTGAAAATCCCTTCCACCGGCACCGGGAGAGATGGCAGAGCGGTTGAATGCACCAGTCTTGAAAACTGGCATACTGGAAACGGTATCTGGGGTTCGAATCCCTGTCTCTCCGCATTCCCATTTAGTATAACGGTAGTACAACTGTTTTTGGTGCAGTTTGTTGTGGTTCGAATCCATGAGTGGGAACAGATTAAAAATTAAAAATATGTTATTGACTTACTATGTTATTTGCATTATCTATTGTTTCTATCAATTAAACAAAAGATATAGAAAATCAGGACTTGACTATAATTCTCCTGAGTTAGATGCTATTATGGTTGTAGTAATGGCTTGGGTATTGGCTCCTATCGATGTATCACTAACTTGGATTAGATGGTACAAAGACGCTGAACAAGCTAGAATTAACCAGAATAAATTGGACTTTAGAATAGATCAAGAAGATGGAATCTATTAATATACTGTAGGGTGGTGAAAGCGGCCAGCACGGTATACACACCCACTCGTCTCGTGGGCGCAGATAAAGAAATAGACAAAAGGTATGGGTTGACCACAAGCTCGAGCATTTGTGCCTTTTGTTGAATCTCTGTATGAAGGTTCGAATCCTTCCCCTACAGCCAAGCTGTTGTTCTTTGACATATAGGAGAAATAAACCATGGAAACATTATCATTCGTTTTAGGGATGAGCTTAGTGGTGGTTATCGCGTTAGCGGTAGTTGCTGTTATTGCCTTCGTTAAGACTATTAAGTTAGAAAAAAGAATCGAAGACCTCAATAGAGACGTCTTTGAAATAGACGCTCAAACAAATAGAGTACTATCCTTAGAGATAGAACAAGTTCACAGAAGTCGAACAGAATCAGAACAAGCTATATACAGCATGATGGATTCTCGACTAGATAAATTAGAATCAAAGTTAATTAACAAAAAATAAAAAATAAGTCAAGAACAACAGCTTTACTTTAAACTTTTATTTCTCCATCTTCTCCATAATTGTTACATTTATATTATTAAATAAAACGTTATGGAAAACTCCCTATTTACCTGCCAATATTGCGGCAAAGACACCTCAGAAGTAGAGTACGATTATCTTGTTGGTGTAGACCATCTTTCTTGTGCATTAGAGCAAGAACAAAATCAAAAAAATCCCATTGAAAAATGCATTATCTGTGGAGCTGATACTCAGTACAGATTTAGAACTCCTATTGACTTCAGATACAATTACGTAGAAGGTGCGGGTCAGTTGTGTCCTAAGTGCGCTAATAAAGACGAAGAGCCAATCTCTTTGGACTCTCATAGAAATTTATTCACTGTATCCGAGTATACGGTATTGAGTACACCTAACGATCAAGAATTGGGAAACAAAGTAAGACAATTATATTGGGAATCTAAAAAATAAAAAATGAATCAACAACAAAAACAAGTAAAAGTAGATCTATCTAAGACCACACCTTGGACATGCGATGAGTGTGGAAACGAGGTATTTAATGCGGGATTATTATTACGTAAAGTAAGTAGATTTTTATCAGGTGATGCACAAGACGGAATGGCACCAGTGCAAACTTTCTATTGCGTAAAATGCGGACACGTTAACAACGATTTTTATCCACCTGAATTAGCCAAGAAAAATGAAAAAGACGAAGAATAGAGAAATCTACGGAGATAGCGTTATATACTCCAGTGAAAATAGCAGAACGGTATTAAAGACAGATTCTATTGTTGATGGTATCGTTGACGAGTTTATCGATAGATCAAGAGTAGGTAAGTTAAAATACAATACAGATTTAGACAGAACAGACCTATCTTTATCTCAATGGTTACAACACGCTATAGAAGAACACATGGATGCAGTTTTGTATCTTAAAAAAATCAAGTCCGTGATAGACGGCAAAAAGAAATACTAATGCCAAAACACGAGTGGAAAGTTAATTATGCCTATCAAAAGTCTGTGTCCTATTCGCAGTACTCTATATACAAGCAATGTCAATATCAATGGTATTTGAATTACGTTAAGAAGCTAAAGATATTTAAACCTTCTGTGTACTTAACTTTTGGTACAGCGTGTCATGAAACCATACAAGAGTGGTTGAGAGTAATGTACGAAGAGTCCGCAAAGAAAGCAGAAGAGATGGATTTGGGCGAGTTACTTAAAGAGAGAATGTACGAGAACTACAAAGAATCTTTAGAAGAACAAAAAGGCGAACACTTTATAAAACCAGAAGAGTTCAAAGATTTTATTCAAGACGGCGTTACTATCTTAGACTTCCTTAAAAAGAAAAGACCAGAGTACTTCAATCTTAAGACTACCAAACTTATAGGCATAGAGATTCCAATCGAGCAATACATAGTAGACGAGATTCCAAACGTGATCATGACCGGGTCTATTGACTTGATATTCTTTAACAAGAATACAGAGACCTACGAGATCTACGATATTAAAACTTCTACCAAAGGTTGGAACGATAACGATAAGAAGGACAAGAACAAGATCAGTCAACTTCTATTGTACAAACACTTCTACTCAAGAGCACTGAACGTTCCAATAGACAAGATCGAAGTAAAGTTCTTCATAGTAAAGAGAAGACCTTGGATTAGTCCTGATTTCCCAACCAAATACGTTCAAGAATTCATTCCAGCTCAAGGCACAAAGAAAGTAAAAGACGCAGTTGCAGACTTCGAGTCCTTTGTCAAAGAGTGTTTTACCACAGACAACAAGTATATCGATAGAGAATATCCCAAAAACTTAGACGGATGTAAGTGGTGCCCTTTCAAAGACAAGCCAGATATATGCGACCGTAAAGATAAAAAAGTTTTGTTATAAATTCATATTTACTTTTTATCTACATATTTATAGTAAATAAATTATAATATGGTTAGCAAAACAAAAAGGGTAATTACGTCTGTAAAGATACCCGAGACTCTATACGAGGACTTCAAGATCACAGCGATAAGAACTAAGATGAACTTACAAGACATAGTGGAGAGAACGATGTATATGTATCTGACTGATTCCGGCTTCAGAGCAAAGATGCACGAACAATACAACACATACTACACTGGATCTGAAATTATTAATGCTATAAAATAAGTTACAAAAATGATTAAAGGTTACATTCCAAAGGATCAAAGAAAAAAGATCCTGTTTATGTGCGACGACATTAGAATGACAAGTGGTATTTCCACCATGGCAAGAGAGATTGTAATCGGTACATCTCACAGATTTAATTGGATTAATTTAGGTGGTGCTATTGAACACCCCGATGCAGGCAAAAGATTGGACATTAGCGAAGATACTAACAACATTATGGGTATTAAAGATGCTTCTGTGTTTATCTATCCTATCAATGGATACGGTACACAAGAGCTGATAAGACAATTAATTGAAATTGAAAAGCCTGACGCTATCATGTTCTTTACGGATCCTAGGTACTGGATTTGGTTGTTTCAAATGGAAAGCGAGATAAGAAAGAAAATCCCAATGATTTACTTAAATATATGGGACGATTTACCTGCTCCACTGTACAACAAAGCCTATTACGAATCTTGTGATACACTAATGGCAATTTCTAAGCAGACTTTAAACATCAATAGAATGGTGTTAGGCGATAGAATAGAAAATAAAATACTTAAGTACGTACCACACGGTATCAATCATAAGATCTATTTTCCTATCAACGAATTCATGAAGGACGATACTGCTAACGTAGAAAAGAAAAGAGAACAGCTATTCGGTAAAGACCAACCAGAATTCGTAGTATTCTATAACGCTAGAAACATTAGACGTAAGAGTACCTCAGATTTGATTGCAGCCTACTCAGAGTTCTGTGAATCTATCGGAAAAGAAAAAGCAAAGAAGTGCGCGTTGTTATTACATACGCAAGTAAGAGATGACAACGGTACAGATCTATCAGTAGTAAGAGATTTACTATGCGATCCAGAATACGTTAAAGTTATATTCCACGACGCAAGAGTTCCAAGCAACGAAGTGAATTGGCTGTATAATATTTCAGACGTTACTGCATTGATTTCTTCTAACGAAGGTTGGGGATTATCTTTAACAGAGTCTTTGATGGCCGGTAAAATGATTATAGCTAACGTCACAGGCGGTATGCAAGATCAAATGAGATTTGAAGACGAAGATGGAAATTGGATTGACTTTGACGAGAACTTCTGTTCTAATCACTTTGGAACTTACAAGAAACATGGAGAATGGGCAGTGCCTGTATTCCCTACAAATTCTAGTATTGTAGGATCTATTCCAACTCCGTATATCTTTGACGATCGTTGTGATTTCAGAGATGTAGCGAAAGCAATCAAACAAGTGTACGACTTAGATCCACAAGAAAGAGCCAAGAGAGGAAATGCTGGTAGAGAATGGGTTTTATCAGCAGAAGCTAAGATGAGTGCAGAAACTATGTGTGAAAACGTAGTAGAATGTATTGATCAAACTTTTGAAACATTCGAACCTAGAAAATCTTTTGAATTAACAAAGATAGATAAATTACCAAGAAAAAAAATAGTACATAAATTAACATATTAATATGAAGCAATACTGTGTTATAAGTTGTCCAATCGACACTTATTCAGGTTACGGAGCAAGAGCAAGAGATTTTGTAAAAGCGTTATACGAATTAAAGAAAGACGAATACGACATAGAGATACTCGCTCAAAGATGGGGTTCAACTCCATGGGGATATATAAAAGATCACAGCGAAGAATGGGGATTCTTAGAACCATTGCTAGCAAAACAACAGATGAGCAAACAGCCCGACGTATGGATTCAGATCACGGTTCCTAACGAATTCCAACAGATCGGTAAATTCAATATTGGAGTTACAGCAGGTATAGAAACAACTCTATGTCATGCTAGTTGGATAGACGGCGTAAATAGAATGAACGTTACATTAGTATCTTCTCAACACGCTAAAACGGTATTTCAACAGTCTACATTTGAAGAGAAGAATCAACAAGGCCAAGTGACTAGACAAATCAAATTGGAAAAACCAGTTGAAGTGTTATTCGAAGGAGTGGATCTAAACAAATACTTCTACATCGCAGACGAAGATTTAGATGGCACAGATTTGGTACAATCATTAGACGAAATCAAAGAAGAGTTCTGCTACCTATTTGTGGGGCATTGGTTACAAGGAGCTTTAGGAGAAGACAGAAAGAACGTAGGTTTAATGTTAAAGACTTTCTTAGAGACCTTTAAAAATAAAAAGAATAGACCTGCATTGATATTAAAAGTATCAGGCGCTGGATCTTCTGTAATGGATAGAGAGGATATGCTCAATAGAATTGAGAGCGTTAGATCTACTGTTTCTGGAGATTTACCTAACGTATATCTATTGCACGGAGAATTGGACGACAAGGATATTAACAACCTATACAATCACGGCAAAGTAAAAGCAATGATCAGCTTAACTAAAGGTGAAGGATTTGGTAGACCGTTATTAGAGTTCACGCTATCTAAGAAACCATTAATCACAACAGCATGGTCAGGTCATACTGATTTCTTATTCATCGAAAATGTGTGTATGATAGGAGGAGAAATTAAACCGGTTCATCCATCTGCACAAGTTAAAGATATGTTATTAGCCGAATCAGGTTGGTTTAGTCCAGACGTTAAGCAAGCAGAATTCTATTTAAGAGATGTATACGAGAAGTATTCTAAGTACGAAGAGAAAGCAAAGAAGCAAGCACATCAATCAAAAACTAAGTTTAACTTTGATGAAATGAAAAATGTGTTGGCTACTTACTTAGATAAAATTCCTAAACAAGTGGGATTGACATTACCTAAACTTAAAAAAATAGAAGTTAAAAATGACAAGTAAAGAATTTTGTATGTGGCTCAAAGGATTTACCGAAGGGGTCCACGAGTTTAATATAACACCAAAACAGTGGGATTTATTAAAAGAAAAATTAGCAGAAGTAAATGATGAACCTCGTAATACCATAGCATACTACTCTAAAGATGGTAGACCCACTTGGTATACAGCTACTAATACAACTAACGAAAAAACATTATTAAATGACTGATCAATTAACAATATGTCCAAAGTGTAAAGCAGAAGATGCTTGTTATGTTACTCCTATCAATGAGTTTCATAACGTATATGCTTGCTTTAGCTGCGGATTTACTACGAGCGATTTAATGAGAGAAGGAGAATTTGATTTCGAACAATACGAAGCAGAGTTTCCAGAATTATATAAAGATATCAAACACGTAGATGAAGATAAACGAGTATGGTATCCTCAAGTAATTAATATAGAAAATCAAGGCACCGTATTTGCAAATGGAAGTAGCGCTGAAGATTGGGAATGGAGTGCAATCAAATCTATTAAATTGACAGAAGAAGAGAAAGACACACCTAAATTCAAAGGTAAAACCCACAAATCAGATTCAGCTAGTCTAAAAGGATTCGGAAGCGACTTCTTTGATGCTTGCGATTACATTGGGTTATTTGAAGTAAAATAAAGAATATGAAAATAAGTTACGCAATCACTGCTCACAACGAAGCAGAAGAATTAAACAGGCTATTAAAGCAACTTACAGAAGGCAAGCAAGGCGAAGATGAGATCATCATTCAGTTAGACGATACAGCAACAGACAAAGTAAAGTTTGTTGTAGATATCTATCCAGTAAAGTCAATTACATTTCCGCTTAACAAAGACTTTGCAGCTTTTAAAAATAACCTAAAGAAAAATTGTACAGGCGATTACATCTTTTTTATTGATGCAGACGAATACCTATCTGAGCACTTATTAAAATTAATTAAAGAGGTATTAGAAGCGAATAGTAATGTAGAATGCTATGGAGTTCCTAGAGTAAACACTGTTAAAGGTCTTACTGAAGAACACATCAAAACATGGCATTGGAGAGTAGACGAAAAAGGCAGAGTTAATTGGCCTGATTATCAAACAAGAATATGTAAGAACATTGAGTCAATTCAATGGGTTGGTAAAGTTCACGAAAGATTGGAAGGTTGGAAAACATCTTCTATATTTCCTGCTGAATTTGAAGACTGGGCTTTGTACCATCCTAAAGACATTCAAAGACAAGAACAGCAAAACTCCTTATACAACACTATATGAGTAAAGTAGCACTAATTACTGGTATTAACGGTCAAGACGGAAGTTATTTAGCCGAGTTATTATTAGAGAAAGGATACGAAGTGCACGGCACACTAAAGAGAAATTCTGTAGCTGAGAATCAAACAGCGAGAATTCAAGTGTACGATCAGATAAAAGATAATTTGACTTACGCAGATATGACCGACTTAGCATCTCTTAATAGAGTGTTGGCTAAAGTACAACCAGATGAGATATACAACTTAGCGGCTCAATCTCATGTAAGAATATCATTCGATCAACCAGTGTATACCGCAAATACTGTGGGTATAGGAACTCTTAATCTATTGGAAGCTGCGCTATCTACGTGTAAGAATGCAAAGATATATCAAGCATCTTCTTCTGAAATGTTTGGTAACTGCATAGACAAAGACCGATTTCAAAGAGAGACCACACCAATGAATCCAGTATCTCCTTACGGTTGCGCTAAAGTATTTGGATATAACATAACAAGGAATTATAGAAACTCTTATGGTATGTTCGTATCTAATGGAATTCTATTTAACCACGAATCACCAAGAAGAGGTACTAACTTCGTAACAAATAAAGTAGTTAAAGAAGCTGTTAAGATATTCTACGGTCAATCAACGGAATTGAGATTGGGTAACTTAGAAGCAACAAGAGATTGGGGTCATGCTAAAGATTATGTAGAAGCAATGTGGAGAATATTACAATTAGAAGATGCAGACGATTTTGTTTGTGCTACAGGTACTTCACATTCGGTTAGACAATTATGTGAATATGTTTTTAGCAAATTAGAATTAAACTACGAAGACTACGTAAAGCTAGACATGAAGTTTCTAAGACCAGAAGAGTTAACAGATTTAAAAGGAGATCCTAGCAAATTAATGAAAGCTACTGGTTGGAAACCTACTTATACGTTTGAAACGATGTTGGACGAGATGATTTCATATTGGTTAAAAGAATTAAATAGAGTATTCTAATGACAAAAGTAATTACCGGAGGAACAGGATTAATAGGATCTGCTTTTAATGAAGGAATTAAATTAACTTCTAAGAGAGACCTAAGAGATTACGACAAAGCTAAATTCGCAATATCAATGTACAAGCCAGATGTGGTAGTGCACTGCGCAGCAAAAGTCGGTGGAGTTGGGGCTAACATGCAATTTCCTGCTGATTTTTTTATGGACAACATTAGAATGAATACGAATGTAATTCAAGCTTGTCAAGAGTTAAAGATACCAAAACTAGTTTCATTTTTATCTACGTGTGTATTTCCTGATAAAGTGGAATATCCATTGGATGAAACTAAAATAGAACTAGGTCCACCACACTCATCTAACTTCGCTTACGCTTACGCTAAGAGAATGGCTGACGTACAGATTAGAGCATTCAACCAACAATACGGTACACAATACTTTTCAGTGATTCCTTGTAACGTATATGGACCAAACGATAACTATAGCTTAGAAGTAGGTCATGTAATTCCAATGTTAATTCACAAGTGTTATCTGGCCAAAAAGAATAGAAAGACTTTTGAAGTATGGGGTGATGGTACTCCACTTAGAGAATTTGTTTATTCAAAAGACGTAGCGAACATAGTAGATCTACTTATCCAGAAATATACAGGGACTGAACCAGTGATCATATCTAATCCAACTGAGTATTCCATTAAGCACGTAGTTGATCTGATTGTGGAGTACATGGGCTTCAAAGGGAAAGTAAAGTGGTTGACAGACAAACCAAACGGACAACACAGAAAACCATCGTCTAATGCTAAACTTTTGAGTATCATTGGAGACTATGAGTTTACCACTTTGGAGAAAGGTTTAAAAGAATCAATAGAATGGTTTATATTAAATTACCCAAACGTTAGAAAATAATGACAAGAGAAATAGTAATAGCAGCGTACGACAAATACTTGGATTGGTTAGATAAATTCAATTCAGATATTAAAGTTACTGTCTATAGAAAAGGAGAAGAAGCAAAACAAAGAGAAGACGAGATTAAATTAGAACCTAATAAGGGTAGATGCGTACATACATTCTTTAATCACATATACACTAACTACGACAATCTATCAGATATTACATTCTTTGGTCAAGATTGGCCTTTCGACCATTGGGAAGATATCGTAGAAGTTGTAAACAATGGCACTGAAAACCTTAGGCATCAATTAAAAATAGGAGGCTATTACGGATTTCATTTCAATACCATAACAGTTCCATCTCCATTAGGCGGCACAATGTGGGCATTGAGTCCATCTAAACAACACGGAGAAGGAAGAGTGTTAGTTTGTCAAAGCAATGGATATCCTCAAGACTCTAATCCAAATATAAACGTAGACAAATACTGGGATTTATTATTTACAGATGAAAAGCCTACAGAATATGAATTCATGCCAGGCGGTCATTTCGGAATTACCAAAGAACATGCTCAATTAAGATCTAAAGAGTTCTATAAAAATGTGTGCGATTTTCTATTAGAAGATGAATCAGCACCGTGGATGATAGAAAGATTAGAGTGTTACATATTCAACCCAAACATAAAATGATTAAACTAGAAAATATACAAGAGTTAGTCGGTAACCACGTAGCTCCTTACATTTACAATGCTAAGAACTTTACACCAGGTAAAACACCGATCTATTACTCAGGTCCTTATTGGGATAATAAAGAGACCGAAGCTGCAATAGAAAGTTTCTTAAACGGTAAGTGGATTACTACCGGTGAAAAGGTTTACAAGTTTGAAAACCAATTCAGTAAGAGATTCAACGTTAAGCACTCGCACATGGTAAATTCAGGTAGCTCTGCTAACTTGGTATTAATTGCCGCGTTAAAGAAGAGATTTAATTGGGCTGACGATGATGAAATTATAGTATCTCCAGTTGGATTCGCTACTACAGTATCAGTGCTATACCAACACAGATTAAAACCAGTATTCGTTGATATAGAATGGGACACACTTAATTTTGACTTAGATCAAGTAGAAGCAAAGATAACAGACAAAACAAAAGGCATCTTCATATCTCCAGTATTGGGTAACCCTCCAGATATAGATAGATTGGTTGAAATGGCTGAGAAGTACAATCTAAAATTGATTGGAGATAACTGCGATAGTTTGGGTTCTAAATGGAACGGCAAGTTCTTAAGTGAATATTACGTGGCATTCTCTAATTCATTTTATCCAGCGCATCACATCTCAACAGGCGAAGGCGGAATGATTTGTACTAACGACGATGAGTTAAAGAAACTATTTGTTAGTATTAGTTGGTGGGGTAGAGATTGCTATTGCATAGGATCTGCTAACTTATTGCCTTGCGGTACATGCGGTAATAGATTTGATAAGTGGTTAGATAATTACGACGGAGTTATCGATCACAAGTATGTATTCTCTCAAATGGGTTATAACTTAAAACCATTGGATTTACAAGGCGCAATTGGATTGGAACAGTTAATTAAGCTAGATGAAATGGAAGCAAAGAGACGATCAGCTAAAGCGAGATTGACAAAGATCTTTACCGATAACATTCCAAATTTAAGATCACCTTCTAAATTAGAGCAAGCAGATCCTTGTTGGTTTGGCACTCCATTTATATGCGATGAAGATGGATTGAAACATAGATTAGTTGCATTCTTAGAAGAGAATAAAATACAAACAAGAAACTATTTTGCTGGAAATATTTTAATGCATCCAGGCTATTCATTCTTGGATGACTACAAAAATTATCCAGAAGCAAACAAAGTATTAGACAAAGTATTCTTTATAGGCGCAGCACCACACTACACAGAACAAGTGTTTGCATACATTGAACAAGTAGTAAAAAAGTTTAAATAATGATATCTATATTCGGAGGAACTGGATTTATAGGATCTAAGTTCTACAACAAACATAAAGAAAATTCAGTCTTAATACCAAGAGACGAAGTACAACCTAAATCTAATAGAGTATTGTACTTAATTAGCACAGTCGATAATTACAACGTATTAGAAAATCCTTTCGTAGACATAGAAACAAATCTAATACATTTAATGAAAGTATTGGACAACTGTAAAGGAAAAGATATAGAGTTTACATTCGTCAGTTCTTGGTTCGTGTACGGTGATACACACTTACCGGCTAGAGAATCATCTCCTTGTAAACCAAAGGGATTCTATTCTATAACTAAGTTAGCAGCGGAACAATTAATAGAATCTTATTGCAACACTTTTAATATTAAATACAAGATCGTAAGACTTGGAAATGTAATAGGTAAAGGAGACGGCAAAGTTTCAAAGAAAAAGAATGCGTTACAATTTTTAATAGACGAGTTGAAGGCTGATAGAGATATTAATTTATACAACAACGGAGAATTCTATAGAGACTTCGTACATGTAGACGATGTAGTTGCGGGTATTAAGTTCGTTATGGATCGTGGAGAAAGCGGAGAGATATACAATTTAGGCTCAGCAAGAAAGCCAACACTATTCAAAGATATTATTGCTTACGCTAAACAGGAAATAGGATCTCACAGCAATATAGGAACAATGGAAGCATCAGACTTTCACAAGATAGTACAAGTAGAATCCATGTATTTGGATTCAAGTAAATTAGGAGCATTAGGATTTTTCCCATCTGTAGGAGTTTACGAAGCAGTTAAACAAATGATATGATAAGTTATAAAAAGATAGGACATTTTGGTCGTCTCGGAAATCAGATGTTTCAATTTGCTTCCACTGTAGGCGTAGCTAATAAAACTGGACATGATGTAGCATTTCCAAAAGAGAATGTAGATGTACCAAGCGTAGAGCACTTTAAAGACGGAGTTAGAAGAGAAGTCTATTTTGATTTACCTAAGTATTTCGACAATGTTAAGTTGACGTTAAAACCAGAATCTGAAATACAAACGTTACATATAGCACAAGAACCTTACTTCCATTTCTGTCAAGATCTATTTAGAGTTCCAGATCAGACCAATTTAATGGGTTATTTTCAAACAGAAAAGTACTTTGAACACTGTAGCGAAACAATACGAGAATTCTTTGAATTCAATTCAGAAACAAAAAAGAAAGCCGAGTCCTCATTCCCAGTATTCCCTATGCAATTAGAATTTGTATCAGTGCATTTAAGAAAGGGAGATTATGCCGGTCTTCAACAGTTTCATCCCGTAATGGATGCTGACTACTACTTCAATGCTATGACCCATTTTATGAATGGTAACTATTGTTTCTTAATATTCTCTGACGATATAGAATACGCAAAAGAATTGTTTGGAGATCAAGAGAACATTATTTACATGGAAGGAAACGATCCTGATGTAGATATGTGTATGATGAGTATGTGTCATCACAACGTAATAGCTAATAGCAGTTTTAGTTGGTGGGGCGCATGGTTAAACCAAAATCCCAATAAAAAAGTTATAGCTCCAAAAAAATGGTTTGGTCCTGCCTACAACGGAGTTCACGATACAAAAGATTTATACCCTCAATCATGGATAAAAGCGTAATACCTTTTTTTAGTGTCGCTATTCCTACATGGGGAATTCAAGGTAAAGGAGTCGAATACTTAGAACACTCATTTAATATATTAGCGCAACAGAGCTTTACAGATTTTGAAGTAGTTATATCAGATCATAGCGAAGATGACGACATAGAGAACTTATGTAATTCTTGGAGTTCAATGATGAATATTAAGTGCTTTAGAAACTCTAATGGTAGAGGCAAAATAGCGCCGAATATGAATAACGCTATTGAACATTCAAGCGGTCTATTTATCAAGATGTTATTTCAAGACGATTTCTTATACGATACAGATTCTCTTCAGATCATATACGATAGTATAGCGGAGAATCAAGACAAAGATTGGTTTATTACGGCGTGTGTACATACAGATGATTGCGTAACTATGTATGATAGAATGACTCCTTACTATCACGATCGCATATATGCAGGAGTTAATACTATAAGTTGTCCGTCTGTACTGACAATTAGAAATGAATATACAAAACCAAAATTTGATGAGACATTGAATTGGTTGGTGGACGTGGAGTACTATAAAAGATTACACATGATATATGGAGATCCTGTTGTTATAGATATGGTATGCACAGTTAATAGAAATTCAGAAGTAAGAGCTACCAATATAATAACAGAGAGACAAAAACAAGAAGAAATTCAAAGAGTAATAAGACGATATGAAACTAAATAATGTAACCATTGCAGCCGTAGCAGGTACTAAAGCTATCGAAACTCTTAAGGCTATTAAGTATAGTATGCGAGAGCTAGAGTTTGACCGTGCAATCCTAATTACTCCAGAAGATATACAAGACGATCAAGTAGAGATCATTAAGTGCGAACCACTAAACTACGAACAATACAATCACTTTATAGTTTACAGACTACACGAGTACATTACAACTACACACTGCTTATTAATTCAGAACGATGGATACGTAGTGAATCCAGACAAATGGCAAGACGAGTGGATGCAATACGATTACATAGGTGCTTTATGGCCACTGCCTCAAGACGACTTCTCTTTCAGAGATCAAGACGGAAACATACAAAGAATGGGTAATGGAGGATTCACACTAAGAAGTAAAAAGCTATTATGTGTGGCAAATGATTTAGATTTGGAATGGAAACAGTATTATGGATTCTATCATGAAGACGGATTCTTTTGTTGTCACCATAGAAAAACTTATGAATCAGCTGGATGTAAGTTTGCACCAATAGAGGTAGCTGCACAATTTAGTCATGAAACCATGGTAGCAGAAAATTATGGAAACATACCATTTGGATTTCATGGAAGAAACAATTATTATTATCACATAACACAAAAAAGTTTATAATGAACGAAGAACAAAGATTAGAAGAACTATTTAACATCCCAAGAATGGGTCACGCTGCATTAGAACCTCACAATAGCGTAAGAGGCCTTTATGAATTAGTTAAATTATACATAACTTCAGATACTGAGATGGTAGAGATCGGATCTTTTCAAGGCGTATCTACAATGTTATTTGCCTTATTTGCAAAAAAAGTAAATAGCGTAGATTGTTACGATTATGTTGTACCTCCAACAGGCAGAATCCCTTCTCACGATCAATTGTTCGTGGATGCTGAGAAAGTATTTATAGAAAGGACTTCTCACATAAAAAATATAAATAAGATTAGAAAATCTAGTGTTGAAGCCTCTAATGATTTCGTAGATGGATCTTTAGATCTAGTATACGTAGATGCTGAACACGATCCAATTAGTGTTAGATCTGATATTAATGCGTGGAAGAATAAGATTAAAATTGGTGGCATTTTATGCGGACATGATTTCTATCTACCACACATCTACACTATTTTACACGAAGAAGGATTAATCAACGAATTGTATACATATCCAGACAGTTCATGGTCTGTAATAATTAAATAATATGAAGGTATTAATAACAGGAGTCGCAGGTCTATTAGGTTCAAGACTTGCGGATTGGATTATAGAACATAAACCAGAAGTAGAGGTAGTAGGTATCGATGATTTATCAGGAGGCTACTTAGAGAATGTAAACCCAAAGGTTAATTTCTGGCAGATGAATTTAGTAGAACATCCTATTGAGAATTGTTTTGCTACTAACGAATTTGATTATGTATTCCACTTCGCAGCTTACGCAGCAGAAGGTTTAAGTCCATTCATTAGAAGATACAACTACGATAATAACCTAGTCGCAACAGCAAGAGTTGTTAACAATTGTATTAAGTACGATGTGAAGAGACTAATCTTTACTTCTACTTTAGCTGTATACGGTCATGGTTATGGTGGCATATTCGACGAAACACAAGTGCCTAAGCCAATAGATCCATACGGAGTTGCTAAGTACGCTTGTGAGATGGACATTCAAATTGCGGGTGAACAACATGGTTTGGATTGGTGTATCATTAGACCACACAATGTATACGGTCGTAAGCAAAATATATGGGATAAGTATCGTAATGTATTGGGTATTTGGATGTATCAACAGATGAACGGAGAACCAATGACAATCTTTGGAGACGGTACACAAACAAGAGCGTTTAGTTGTATCGACGATATAGTTGAACCGCTATGGAATTCAGCAATAGAACCACGAGCATCTAAAGAGATTATCAATTTAGGAGGAGTAGAAGAGTGGAGTATCAACGACGCAAATAAAGTATTAAGAGATATAATCAAATACGGAGCAGAGTATCAATATAAAGAAGGAAGACACGAAGTAAAGCATTCAATTCCTACATATCAGAAATCAGAAGACATTCTTGGTTTTAAACATAAGACTACGTTAGAGGAAGGATTATATGATATGTGGTTATGGGCACAACGTCAACCAAATAGAGACAGATTCGTTTGGCCTTCATACGAATTAGACAAAGGCATTTATTCATTCTGGAAAAAGTAATATGATATACACAAAATTCATGTACGGTCAAGGTTTCGGTAACCAGCTTGCAGTTTATGTAACAACTAGAGCCATAGCTAAAAGAAACGGTTACGAGTTCGGTTATGCAGGTTTAGAAAACTTTGGAGACAGAAGATACAACGACAAAGGCGTGTACTTTATGGATATAGATTTGGGTACACAAGTGCCTGAACACGAGTTCAACATGTACACAGAAAAAGAAACAAGAATAAAGCTAGATCATTCAGAACACGATCGTACCCATGGTTGTGATATAAGATTAATAGACCAAGATCTGTTGAATGTAGCTGACGACACTAGAATTATGGGTATTATGCAAGGCGAAGACTATTTTTGGAATTATAGAGAAGAGATTAAAGACTGGTTAAAAGTAAAACCAGAATTTGATTGCGTAGATTATAGTCAAGATGACATATGTGTATTGAATATTAGAGACTACGAAGCAGATCCTACTCTATTCTTATCAAGAGATTATTGGGTTAAAGCAATCTATCACATGCTTAGTTTAAACCCTAACATGCAATTCTTAGTTATCACCGAGAATCCTGATATGGCAAAGAGATTGCTACCAGAATTAACCGACAATGTATATCACTTTGATTTAGCTAAAGACTATTCTATTGTTAAGAATGCTAAGTGGTTAATCATATCCAATTCAAGCTTTGCTTATTTTCCAGCATTTTGTAGTGATGCTCATCTAATTATAGCACCGAAGTATTGGTGTAGACACAACGTATCTGATGGATATTGGAGTTGTGGTTATAACATAAGTCGTAAGTTTACATACATGGATAGACAAGGCCAATTACAATCTTATACTGATGTAGCAAGAGAATTTGAATTATATAAAAAAGAAAGCAAGATATATGGCTAGAGTATTTGATGTGTTTACATTCTTTAATGAATTGGATTTATTAGAACTAAGATTAGAGATGTTAGATCCATACGTAGATCAATTCGTATTGATAGAATGCGTAGAAACTTTCTCAGGTAAACAGAAGCCATTGCACTTCATGAATAACAAAGAGAGGTTCTCAAAGTATTTACATAAAATATACCATCATGTAACTTATGATCCACCAAAATCATTCGACGATTTACAACAAAGAATAACGAATCCTAATATAGATAAAGATGTTAAGCAAGTTTGTATACAAGCTTTAACTAGTTCTAATGTGCCTAAAGGAGAATTACACTGGCTAAAAGAATTCTATCAAAAAGAAACTATAAGATTTGCTATAGAAAATGCTGGAGCAGAGAACGACGATCTAATATTCGTTACAGATTTAGACGAGATATGGAATCCAGAGTTAGACTATACGCAAATAGAAAACGATAAGATATACAAGTTAAGACAACTGGCATATTCAGGTTACATGAACATAAGATCTTCAGAAGATTGGGCCGGTACATTATTAACCAGATATACAAATATAGATGGAGCTTGTTTAAACCATCTTAGAACTCCATCAAAAACTAAGTACGAGTACGTTAACAATGCGGGTTGGCACTTCACATTTATGGGAGGAGAGAAACAAGTTAAGATGAAGTTAGAAGCTTACGGTCACCAAGAGTACAACAACGATTCTGTTAAGGATAGAGTCAAAGATTTACTAGCAAACGGTCAAGACGTTTTAGGCAGAACCAATTTTAGATTTTGGTTGGACGAATCGCAACTGCCAAAGTATTTACTAGATAACAAACAAAAGTATAAACAATTTTTTAGATGATAACATTCTGCATACCAAGCAAGAACAACTTACGATACTTAAAACCTTGTATCAAATCTATTCAAGATAATTCTTACTATCCAAATCAAATCATTGTGTATGTAGATCAAGACACAGACGGAACTGTAGAATGGTTGAGAGAGAATGGTATTAAGTTCATTCAAAACCACGAAGCGACTCCAAGAGGAATTGGCTTCGCTTACGATAACATGTTTCAATGGGCCGACAGAGAATATGTAATAGCATTTCACGCCGACATGATTCTTGGTCCTCATGCGGATAAACACATGATGGATATTAAAACAAAGGACAACATCGTTTGCGCCACTCGTATAGAACCACCGTTACATCCAGCTGGAATAGAGAAGATCGTGCAAGATTTTGGTATGTGGCCAGAAGATTTAAAGATTGAAGAGTTTAACAAGTTCGTCGAAGCTAACAAAAGCGATAAGATAACTAAAAGCATCTTCGCTCCGTGGTTAATTAGAAAGGACCAACACTTAGGACATGATCCTATATTCTTGTCAGTATTCGAAGACGCTGATCTATTTAGAAGATTCAAATTAAAAGGTTACGATTTGATTCAATCTTGGTCTGCAATGGTATATCACTTAACTTGTAGAGGCGGACAATTTGCACACGCAGAAAAGATGGAAGACTTTCAAAAGAAGGACGAGAGCTGGCAGAAGAATAACCAAATATCCGCTAACGAATACATTAGAAAGTGGGGAGGATTTTTAAAACAGTCTGATACATTAGAACCTATCCCTAATATCAAGTACAATATAGGTCTTAGAATATTAAATTGTTTCAATGATGGTATGATGGGAGTAGAACCATACTTTGATCAGATACAATGCGAAGCAGATCCTACAAATTACATTAACAGAATTAAAGACGCTACTTCTTTCGATATAGCTTCTAAGTTTGTAAGTGAGTTAACAACAGATATGATACTAGAAGCGGACTACAAAGATATTCTTAATAATCAAGAACTTTTTAATTATATCTTGCATAATCTACCAGATTTAATTGCGAATGAAGTTAAAGAAATTGGAGAATACGAACTACAGATATTCAAACTAATTGTAAATAAGGTAGAACAACATCAACCTAAATTAAATTTATGCTAACACAAAAACAAGTTACATTAGTAATACCGTCAAGTAATAACTTAAGACATTTAAAGAATGCATACGCAAGTATAAAGAAAAATGCGTGGCATTGTAAGATCGTTATGTTAGACGATGGATCAACTGACGGTACCACTGAATGGTTATCAGGTTTAAATGATGATAATATCACAGCCATATACAGATCTTCAGAAAGAGTGGGTCATACTGTATTATATGATAAAGGAATAGAGTTAGCAGAAACTGAAGTAGTTGGTATTATGCACGCAGATATGATATTGGGTCCATATTACTTAGAGAACATGTTAAAGCACTTAAGTAAAGAAACTGTGGTATGCGCCACTCGTGTAGAACCGCCTTTACATCCAGCTGGTAAAGAAAAGATCATTAAGGATTTTGGCACTGACTTCGACAACTTAAACATAAACGCTTTCGAAGCCTATGTTTTAGAAGCTCAACAAGAATATAAAGATCAAACGACAAACGGTATGTTTGCTCCTTGGATTATATATAAAGAAGACTTCATTGCAATGGGTGGCCACGATAAGTTATTTGCTCCATTTCCTTACGAAGACTCAGATATATTCCAAAGATGGATATTACATGGATACGAACTAATCCAGTCAAGAGACGCATTCGTATACCACTTAACTTGTAGAGGACACAGATGGACAGAAGAGATTGGCAAGGACGACGACTACTTTAAGAATGCATCTGCTAAAGCTGCAAGAAACTATATCAGAAAGTGGGGTAGCTGGATTGAGAACGACGAGTATCAAATGCCGATATTAAAACCGAGGTACGATATAGGAATAGTTGTGGAGAATTGCGATGCTAACCTATTACTATCATTAGAGCCCTGGTTCAATAACATATACGTAGATCAGACTTTAATTGCTGACTATATAAAACATGAACAGCCTAAGACAGATCTAATCCTTGAAGCTAGGGTGCGTAATATAGAAGAGCCAAAGCAGAACGATATACTTATCTACTTTGACGCAAAAGAGAACGTGGATCTAAACATAGTTCCAAATATACAGGTCATCATTAGAGAATCGGTAGACGCAGTAGGTACGTACGAATACAATGGACTTAAGATAGACGTATTACAAATGGTAGATCATACAGACAAAATGATGGGAACATTCATCAAGAACGTATTCTAAATATTTATAAGATAAAAGAACGATGGCCCTTTCACAACAACCTAGATACCCAGTAACTTTGACAATAGACGGCAAAAAGATGCCATTTCAAATACAGTTCGATGTAAATGATAACACCACGAAGATGGGTATCAAAATGCAATTCGTATTGAATCAAGAGATTCAAGATCCAAGAGCCAAGCAGGAATTGGCAAACAAGATATCTGTTGCACTCCAAAAAAGAATGGGAGACGCGGGTATTACCATTGCGTACGATGACAGAAATGCATACAAAAACGTTATAGGTTTCACAATACCATTGACATCGATATCCGATATGCTAATGAAGACATTCAAAGGCGGCGGAGAATAAAATATTAAAACTAGTTATGGAACAAAATAGACCGCCTCGAGCCATATTTGAAAACATCGCTACGTTGACGGCGCAAGATATAGAAGCATCCAACATATTAAAAGGTCTTCTTAAGGTCGAAGTACCAAAGGCGATAGAGTACGCTATACAAAATAAGAAGACCTTCGCTTCTATTTTTGAAATTAACGATTCAAACTCATACATAGAATTACACAAAAACCAATGGGTCTCAGCACTTGAAACGTGCATATTATTTTACGTCGAAGAAGAGGATTACGAGGCGTGTAACAGAATGACAAAGCTTATAGATCTAATTAAGTCTAAGAAGTTTAGTAAGGTTGTTACTCACACAGATAAAACAAATTAAGATGGCAGACAATTTCAAAGAGGTGCAGACTGCGGTGGATAACATGCTAAATGTTAAGTCGTATGTAAGAAGGAAGAAGAAGACGCAGTCAGATAAAAAGAAGGAGATGTTCGTACAAATGATAAATAGTTTGGACGAGATATTCGTAAGACAAGGATTAATGTACGCAGACATGGATGTGGATATGTTTAAGTACGACGAGAAGTTTTTAGGCGTCATAGATGCCATGTTCTATTTACATTTCGGAGAATCTTGTTCAGAGATAATAGCATTCTACCTTTACGATAGGAGAAATCCAGACGGCACATTGAATCCTTTAACAGATGAAAACAATACAGAGATAATACTATTAACTCCATACGATTTGTGGAATTTATTGGTATCAATCAATCCAAAAATACAGGATTAGTGGAAGAGAATAAAGACAAACCTCAATTTATATATCAAGGTCTTCAGATCACAGAAGACCAGATATGGGAAGCAATCAACAATACGCGTAGCAATCACGAAGCTGCGAGATGGATGAAGATCACATACATTACGTACAAGAAATACGCAAAGAAATACATAGATAGGGATACGGGTAAAACTTTGTTTGATTTTCACATGAATCAATCTGCGAAAGGCATACCAAAGAATTTTCAAGGCAGTAACTTTAAGAAAGACTTGGAAGAGATGCTCGTAGAAAAACAAGTGGCAAATCCTCAGAGAGTGGCTAAGCTTAAAGATCTATTGATGAAAGATGGTAGATTAGGATATTGTTGCGCTGAGTGTGGATTCAAAGAGAAACGCATATTAGATATGAAGGTACCGTTATTGATTAACTTCTCTAATGGTAACAAATCTGATTGGAGATTAGAGAACTTAAGATGGTTGTGTTATAACTGTAGCTTCTTATTCGCAGTGGATCCATTCAGCGATCGCATAACAAGAAACATAGAGTCTAAGTACATACACGACGAAGAGGTATTAGAAGAGAACAATACGAAGTTCTACGATTTGGATCCATTCTATTTAGAACACTTAGAACGTATAGGCTACGACGATAAAGGTAACCTAAATGTAGACGATATCATAGACTACAAGTAATTTTCCAACGCTTTACACATATAATTTAACACCATTCATAACTGATTGGCTATCATAGGGTTGCAATCCATTGGTAATCAACGCGTTATGAAAATATCTCATATTATTAAAAAACATATGCATAACTGATTGGTTATCTATGAAGAAGTTTCGAAAATAGTTCAATAAAACAGCTCTAGATATCCAGGATTGCGTAATTTTACCTTATATCAAACAATAAAAGTTATGCAATTACGAATCCACGTTAAAAATGCTCTTACTAAAGAGGTCGAAATCGACAGTGTTATTAATATTGAGAACGAAGATATCGAAATCATTCGTGCCAATCACAACGTATTCTACGAAGTGTATCCTGACTGTCACGTTAATTTTGAGTGGCCATCTTCGAATGTAGAATTGTTTGGCACTAATTTTATTGGTGGAGTACCTCGTAATATGGAATTAGATCAAGCAAAAATAGATACAGGTGAAATGTCGTGGCAATCTTACATGAAAAAATGGCACAACACAGACATAGAATATTCAGTAATGCCTTCATTAAACTAATTAATATGATATCAGTAATACTATTCTTATCAATTGTGTATATCGGTCACACATTAAATTTAACCGACACGGACATTAAATTCACAGACATTAAAACAAAAAAATAAGTTATGATAAAGAAAACAAACAAATCGTTGGACGGTACTTCATTTCACGGTGCTACATTTAGTGCTACGTTAGCAGATCTACAAGTTATCTTAGGTGCGCCAAACAGTGGCGGTGACCATCACGATAAAGTACAAAATGAGTGGGAATTGGAATTAGAAGACGGTACTGTATTTAGTGTGTACGATTGGAAAGAGTATCGTCGTTATACAGATAAAGAAACAATCGAATGGCATATCGGTGGTATGGATCAAAAAGATACATTCGTAGCTCAAGACACTTTAATAGAAGCATTAGATACTATGAACGCTCCACCTGTGGATCCACCAAAGCCAAACTTGTTTCAATCAGTTAAGTCGTTTATCAATTCTAAGAACGTAGGCGACACATTCACTACTAAAGAATACCACGCAGCAATGAACGGTATCGAACAACCAACTTGGTGGAAAAAATACAACAAGCAATTGTTTTATCGTAGCAATACATATAGATCTTACTTAAGACATTTAGGATTCGTTAAAAATCCTGAGCGCGGATTGTGGAAAGTAATATGTCACATTCCAGCATGGTTAGATAGCGGTCATGTTAATAGCGCATTAGGTTATATGTACACAGCTGGACGCGATGAAAATACAATTAGCTATTCTCATCCTCAAGGATCGTGGTCTATTAAGCACTTAGATTATAAAGGTATGACGAGAGACGAAATTGTAACTAAGATCAGAGAGTACGTTTTATTGTTTGGTTTTTTAAACACTCCTAAAGTAGAAGCTACTAAAGTAGAAGAGACAGACGCTTTAGCTGAATATAAAAATGCGACTGCAAAGTTAGCTAAAGATTTGGCTAGTGAAATTATCGGTGATGGCAAATCTCCTAACGTATGGTTCGTTACACAATCACCATACTACATGAAGTACAAAGATGGATACGGTGAGTCATTCTTATTAGATGGATTTGATGCGTCAGACTATAGCGTAATGTTTGGTCCTTTCTTTACTTACAAAGATGCGTGTGCTCAGTACGACGAAATAGAATTAGAAGCATACGATGGAGTTGGTACAGTAATGATAGAAGATCGTAAGATAGGTACTGTTAAAGAGAAGTTCTTAGAAGAGAGAATAACCGTAGACTATTCTTACAACGAAATTGATGACTCTAAATTTTATAACAATAAATAATTTAATTATGTTACACGAATACACTAAAGCTGAGCTAAACAGCATGGACACAATCGAACAAGCATGGGACGGTGATGAGTTGAAGATCAAAACCGACACTCACAGAATTTGGTTAGTACTACGAGAGAATAGAGCATATAATGGCGACTACGTAGTAGAAACATTAGTAAATGGAGGATGGGAACAAACAAGTTATTATTTCAGTTAATTAAAAATATAAAACATGACACAGTCACAATTAAACAAATTGACTTTATTAGAATTATCAAAGTTAAATAGAATGGTAGTAGATACCATTAAAGCAAAGAAGAAAACAGATTCAAAAGAGAAACGTAAAGCATTCAGTATAGGTGATAAGGTTATAGTAGAACACAAGAAGACAAGCGGTAAAGTGTTCATCATAAAAGATATCAGATTGACTAAAGCTACAGTACACGAAGTAGATGGATTTGGTAGATACGATGTGCCTTTGACAATGATAGGACCATACTGCTATTAATAACTAAAAAGAAAATTATGTATATAGACAACTTAACAGGAATTGAATTCACTTTTAGAACAGACGATCAATACGAAAATGCCCGCTTCGGTGGATACATTGAGAATTATAAGATCGCTAGAGTAGAAGTAACCTACGACGATGGATCTAGAATAGATGCGCCGTACCACTCATTCGAAGAATTCCAAAAGTGCGTTAAGCAAATGTGGGATGCCAAGAATGTAGTAAGTGTATTACCCTATCAAGCTGATCACTACTACGATATACAAGAATATGCAGAATAATTTAATAACCGTAAAAATAAACAACATGAATGTATTTGATAAATTATGTCCAGAAAAATATGAGCAATTAGAAATGGAAAGAATGCAAGTAGCCGCAGATCCAGAATTCCAAGCTTGGATGAGAGCTCTGAATGTGTCCTCTTCTTACGAAGATAGATCAACTAAGATCAACGCATTAGAACTACAGATGCAGTACAACACTAAACTATATTCTAAACTAAACTTTAACAAATAAGATATGAGATTAAGCAAAAATGATAAGACATTTATTGAGATAGTAAAAAATGGTTGTAAGAAACACAAGATATCGTGTAAGCTTAAAGAAGTTAAGTACTTAAAACCAATTCCATCTGTAAGATGCACTGGATATTTTGATGACGAAGGTAAAACGTTGCAAGTCGCAATGAAACAGAAAGATTCTTTTGAAATATTGGTACACGAATACAGTCACCTTACGCAATGGGTAAATAAGATACCAGTTTATATGAAAGCAAATAAGTATCTGTTCGCTGTAGATGCTTGGATATCAGGTGAGAAGTTCTCTAGTTCTATGGTAGATGCCGCAATACAAGGCGTAATAGATCTAGAATTAGACAATGAGAAGAGAGCAGTTAAGTTGATAAGCAAATACAAATTGAGTATTGATAAAGAAAGCTACATAAAGAAAGCGAATGCTTATTTGTATTTTTATCATTGGATGAGAAAGACTAGAAAGTGGAGTAGTCCTAATAACTTACCTTATAGGAACAAGAACATTATTGCCGCCATGCCAAACACATTCAGAGGCAAGTACGATAAGTTACCAAAGAGATTTGAAAAACTATTTAAACAAGAAAATATATAATATGAAAGCAACATTAGAATTTGACTTAGAAGAAGGCCAAGACAAGACAGCTCATTTACGATGCGTTAAAGCAGTAAACATGGCAGTAGCACTATGGGATATGGATCAATACTTGAGAGGACTTATTAAATATGGAGAGCTCGACGATGCTACTTATAAAACACTTGAAGAGACCAGAGATAAACTAAGAGAAATTATGAGCGAAAATTCAATTGATTTAGACGAGTTATTAAATTAGTGTTATGAAGATAAATAGAAAACGTGTAGCGTGGTATCTACAGAATATCAGAGCTAAGAACGAAGAACTAACAGACGAACAGTTGGTAGATAAATTAGCAACATGGATGGAAACGAATCCTGAATGCATAAACATCGACGGTGTATCCCACCCAGGTCGTTACTACTATTCTACGGTTGGTTATGGCATATTCAGTTTATTGGGAGAAAGATACAGAATGGGTAGAGTAGAGATATTCGATAAGCAAAACGAGAGTGGATATCAAATAGCCGAAGGATCTTATTGTATGCCGTTCGTATCCGCTAATCAGTTCGAAGATTTCATAGAGTCTATAGAGACAGATCTACCTATAAGCATCAACATAGGATCTCATGATTGGTGCGAAGAAGCTTGCGCTATAGATTTAGGCTTCGAGAATGCAGAGGCAATGAGAGACAAAGCGAATGTTAAAGCATATCGAGATAAGCTGAACGACGAATACGCTGTAGAACAGGGTTACAAGGATTTTGCAGACTTATTATCTAAAAGTAAATGGAATAAAACAAAACAAGATGAAGATACAATATAACATAACAGAAATAAAACCAAAGGTATTTGCAGTTGTGGTACCAGATAGATACCACAGAGCAATGTTGTTCATGAGAGTACAAGAGTACTACGAATCTCCTAACCCTAAATTCAGAGGCAAGTCTTTTGGAATATGGGACTACATAGAATGGTATAGTAGAAAGAACGGAGACAGATTTAATTATGCATCAGATTGGGTCGGCTTTAACTTCCCTTTAGAAGTAGCCTTAAACTGCTATGATACTTTGGATGATGCATACACTCCTTACGATGAGCTCATGCATAAGATTGCTTGGGATATATATGAAATGAACAAAGATTCTGGTAAAGCCTATATCATTGGCGTAGCAGATTTGACGTCTAGCACATTTCAACACGAACTGTGTCACGCATATTACCATATCAATAAGAAGTATAAGAAAGAGGTGGATGACATCACTAAAGATATAGATCCTAAAATATATAAGAGAATGTGTAAGAACTTAGAAGATATGGGCTATACTAAAAAGGTATTCAATGACGAGATTCAGGCCTACACATGTATCGATTCAGATTACTTTGAATTCAATTTCAAGATATCGGAAACTAAATTAGAAAAACTATCAAAGAAGTATAAAGTCATATATGAAAAATACGTTAACCAAAAATAAAGATAAAGAGAAAGAGAGACTTAAGAAGTACAAAGAGGTACAAAAGCAAGTCATAGCCAATTTAACAAAGACAGAAAGAAAAGCATTAGGATTATGAGAAAGGAAAGGAACTACGTAACTAGAGCTACCGCACAGAAGATACTGGATTGGTGTTACTTCACATACGGTAGATCCAAGATAAATGGTCCGTATCCGGCTCTTGAGTTCAGAAAGCCTGACTATTATACTGGAGACGACTACGGCTATTACGACGAAGTGGATCAGACCATATTCGTAAACAAAGAAATTCACCACACAGTAGAAGAGCTTGTTAAGACCATTATTCATGAGTATTGGCACTACGTTAGTCACTCTATGCATGAGTATCAGATATTAGCCAAGTGGTTGACTTCAGACAAGAACCCAATGGAGAAGGATGCAATAAGGATAGAGAGAAGAGACTATAAAAAATGTCTTAGGTTTCTTAAAAAAGAATACAACATTGGTTAACCTCAAATATTTATGTTCAGGATATGCTGATATACGATCAACTAGATAGAATAGCGGAAGAGGCACAGATTCCCACCGAGCTACACGAATACCTACACATAAACAGTAGAGAGGTTTGGGTAGACACAATGGTTTTGCTAATAGAGAGCGGACAGATCAAACCGGTACCGAAGACGATCAAAGTTTTAGCTGAGAATTGGGAAGATTTGTTATGCAGGAAGTATTCAAATTTAAACTAAGATAATGACGATTTTACAGGCAACGGTTGATAGTTCTAGTGTGAGTTCCGCCTTTATGCAATATGGTATATTGGGCGTATTAGCTTTCTTATTAGGATATTTTGCATGGCAACAGTACCTAAGACTAGTAGAAAAGAACGAAGCACTTGAGGAGAAGGTAGATAAACTGCAAGAGCAGATGATGAAGATACTAGTAGAAGAAAGAGATCGACTGGATACCTTGATAAGAGAGAACACAGCAGCACTACAAGAACTACAGAAGACTATATATAAGTACATGGTTAAAAACAGAGAATAATGGATTTTAAAAGATCGGCACTAGCAAAAGCGGGAGACAAATTAATTAAAGCTTTAGAGTTGGCCGAATCATTTAAAAAACGTAAAGAAACTTTAGAACAAGATTACGGTACTAAAATATACCTCCTAAAAGAGGCATTATCAGAAGAATACAAAAGATGTTTAGAGAATAGCAAGTCCACTGGACTTTTTGCTATGAAGAGAGAGGTGGTAGAAAAGCACATACAATTCGTAAAGTCAGTGCAAAACAAAAAGGTATTTAACGAAAACGAAAAACAAATTATAGACACACTCATCTCAAAATACACATAAACTCCATCTAAAGGTTATGAAACAATTGTTTACAAAAAAGTTTGGTAAGAAGATCACTATCAAACCATGCAGCTCAGATCAAATCGGTTGCGACTATCACTTAGATCTATTCGGTGCATCATGTCCATCGTGCCCACATCAGCCATCTAATAAGACCAAATTCTTTACTTTCGGAGCTCCCAAGTCTGCCCCATTGGTCCAAAAACAAAAAGCTTAGTATATTATAGTCATTTGGTACCAAGCGTGCCCAAAGAGCCCAAAATAGGCCCTTTTATGCGTATTGAGAACCAATCAGTTGCACATGTTAAAAAAGAATATCCATAACGCGTTGGTTATCTATGAAGAACTTTTAAGATACTTGATAAATAATTTTTTTGTTTCGGAGGATAGCAGTACTTTTACCTAGTTGATGCCAAATAAGGCATCATATATATAAATTTTTTAATATTAAATAAAAGTTATGAATACACTACAAACTACGTTGACCGCGTTACAGTCACAATTGGAATCTCAAAAAGAAGCATCTAAGTATTACTACGACAATGTCTTCGCTAAAGAAATTGCTACGTTAGAAGCAAGTATCGTTGAATGGTTTTACAAATTTACAGGAGAAACTTACACAATTAAGATCGAAAGTGGCGGAGAAACATTACAGATCTATTCTCTTGATCAAGAAAAAGCAGATATGTGGAGACATAATGCTATTACCATAAACTATTACTCTCGATACAACGAAGAAGCGAAAGCAAAATTAAGTTTCTATTCTAAAGAGTGCGAGTACGACGATACTAAGACTATTGCTTACTTAAAAACTTTAGGTATGGTTTCTGTATTAATGCCTCAAATCAATTTTATGATGCCTACGTGGAAAGCTGAGTATCAACAGTACGCACAAAAACGTTATGCTACATTCGAGCAACCAATATCTCACACAGAATTTGCTATACGTAAAACAGAGACTCAGATATTAGAAGAAGGTTTAGCTTCTTACAAGCAAGCTGGATTTACACATACCATATCTTCTCGTACAGAATGCGAAAGACACTACAATATTGATTACGATCAACAAGGTGCTTATACATTAGAGATAAAACCTAATCAGTATTTTGATCTACAAACAGGTAGAGGTCGATACGATAATGTAAGAGTGTATGCATTCGAAGTTGTAGGTCACGTTAAAAACGGTAAAGTCGAGATGAACATAAAGACTACTGCGGTAGAAGACGGATCATTCAGTCCTATAGTTGTTACTAAAGCAAGATTCGACGACTTCATTGCAACTGTATACAATTGGGAGAACTTTGATAGACCTAAATACAATGCCAAGCAAACTGAAAGGTATCTTGATCACATGAGTAAATTTACTACTGTAGTAGAAGTAGCTTAATTAATAACATAAAAATAAAGTATATGAAATTGTATGCAGTTATCCTCACGACAGAGGACTATATAAACACGGTGATATTTGACAACGAAAAAGAAGCTGTAGACAGTTTCGATTGTATCGACTACAATGTTGTTGACGATTATGATAACACATTTGCAGTAGTAGCA